CGTGTTTGAACTTCTGCTCCGTTGTATTCGTGCGTGTAAGGAGACATATCTAAAGTGTTTAGCTTGTCTTCCCTGAAGTAATCTTGTAACGTTCTTAAATCCCCGTAAAACGTAATGCTATAGCTTTGTGCTAAACCCTTTTTTACATTCGCCTTTTCGAGTTGTATCTTACCCGTTCTAAATGGGATTAAATCTATCTCTATCCTTGCATCCCTTCTTACCTGATAGTCGTAGCTATTATCTATAGCATTCTCGTAGAAGTGTTTAAATATAGCGTTGTTATGCTCACTTGCAGGTACGGTAAAACTCTGTGATAAATCAGTAAATGTTTTAGAAATATCCTGTACGTTTTGAATGCTCGATGTTATAGAAATCTTTTCGTCATCGAATAACTCTAAACGCTCACCTTCAATATATATCTGTACTTTTCTTTCCATTATACTACGTTGTTAATGATGTCACTTGCATACTGAAATTCTAAAGTATAGTTTATCATTTTCGTGTTTATCTGTTTAAATAACTCCGTGCTTTTCGTGTTTAGTTTAACAGGTCTATTGTCTAACAATATTCTTTCACTTGTCATTAACTCACGTAGATTCTCGCTGAAGTCCTCAGATACCCAATCCGTATTCACCGTAATAGTTTCTGAATAGTTCGTGTTGAACGTTTTTCTTTGCCCTTCCAATGGAGCGTAACTAACAAGGTCGGACTGAAGTAAATTGTACTCCGTGTTTTCTACGTTAATATTACTCTTAGATGCTTTAAAGAAGAACTCCCTTTGCCACGCTCCGTAACGATTAATAAAGTCGCAGCACACAGGCTCATATTTACATTCTACCTTTGGTTTAAAAGTAGCTTCCCACAATACGTTATTACTTGCATCTAAAATCTGCGTAGTATTCCCGTTATCGTAATATACTGAATTTACTCTAAAGGTTGTTATAACTCCTGCCGTTGGTAAAGTTTGTGTAATCGTTGTTCCTGTATTTAATTCAATGTGCCTTACTTTATTTCCACCCGAATTATACCACGTAAAACTACCTGCTCTTTTTAAAGTATCTGTAGCTAAATCTGCGTTTGAATCATATAAATAGTAATACGTTTTTTGGTCTAATAAGTAAACACCTAAATCTGGGTTGTAACCCTCCGTGTATAATCCGTACCCATCAAATGCTTTATGTGTTACCGTATCAATTAAAATAAAACTTGTAGTTAGCTTCTTATATCTCTTTACCTGTACATTGCACCACTCGGTAGTAGTTAAGGTTGTATTGTAGTTATTATAGTTGTTTTGAAACCCATCGTGACGTATATACTCTTTTATGTAAGGAGATATATTGTATGTCGTTTGCGTAACACTTGGTGCAGGAATTAACTTACTTAAAATATAAGTTGGAGACGCAGGTGCTGAACCTGTGCCATTCCATATTCTTAATTCTATTTTCGTTTCTATTTGCCCTGCTTCATCTATCTCTACTATAAATGGGGAACGTGCTGATATATTAGCCATTATTTAGGTTGTTTTATTATGTCGTTAAATAGTTTACTTGCTTCAAGTCCGTATTTATCTATTAACTCGTTTGGTAGGTTTTTGTATGCTGCTTCAAATGGCTTCGTAAAAAATAAACTCGGTTTAATTCCTTTAGAGTATATACTTCTGGTCATTAACCACGCAGTAGATTTGTAACTCATAAACTTACCGCTCTTTCTATCTTTGAATTGGATTCGTCTTTGTGTAACCCACTTCTCCATAGCTGCCGTTAACCCACCTTTCTTACCTGTACCGCTTCCAAATCTAAACGGAGATTGTGGTGCTTTACTTGCACTCTTCTTTCCTTTAACTCCTAAGTCCTGATACGCTCCGTACTCTTCCATACTAAAGTACATACCTATGGAATTAGGAAATACTTTTACTTCTCCTTCGATAGAGTTGTATAGCTTCTTAGAAACGTTCTTATCCTTGTTGGTAAGGTTACGTTTAGCTTGTGCTATTATATGGTCTTTAAATCTATCTAAAGCCTTTTGTACTTCGTCTTTCTGCATCTTAACAGATACTCATTTCGTTTTTAACCAACACATCGAATGTCATTGTCCACCCTGCTAATAAATTCTCAAAGCGTTCTGTAAATGGTTCGCAATTAGGAACACCATCTATCTGAAATAAATCCGTGTATAACGTGCCTCGTCTCATTACTTCATATACTCGTTGAAGAACTGCTAACTGAGTATTCAATACATCTTGTTCGTTATCGTTGCCTGTAAATACATCTGTAGTTTCGTCTTTTGATATATCGACAATATCCATTGCAATGATGCTTACATTAAACCTAATCACGTTTTCCTCAAACGATGCCGAGTTAACCATAATGTGAGATAAAGGAAATATAGTCTGTTTAGCTAAGTCAACATTAAAGATGCTGCCCTCTGTAACTGAATTAACAAATGGAGAACTATTTAACTCCGTCTTTAACTTATCTATAATCGTGTAGAATCCTACCATTTTTGTTGTTGCTTTTTAATTTGTCTAATTTCTATTTCCGTCTTTTGCTTCTCAAATGTTAGTAAGGTCAAACACTTAACCAATGGTTCTCTGGTAACTGCGTCAAATCTTGTAACGTCTCCTTTAGCGAGTGCATATATGCTTTGATACCAACCCCATTGTTTTCCAAATTGAGTTTGCTCTGAATAGTCGTTAAGTCCATCCCCTTCATCTCCTTCTCCAAATAGTCCATCAAAGCCGTCAACAATTCGCTTCCTAAAGTCCAAAAAAAAACCGATGCACCAAACACTACATTTAAAGGTGCGTACTTCATTACATCTGAATAGTTAGCAGTTCCGTTGTACTCTTCTATTTCGTATTTTTCTCCTTTACGCTTTGTGATAGGTCTATACATTGCTGCCATAGCTTTATGCATCGTGTCCCAATCTGTAAGATTGCGTTCTATATCGATATACTCACCCCAAGATATATTCTCTAAGTCAGGTACAAATCCGAACTCTAAATCTCCTATCTTAAATCTGTGTTCAAACTTTTGCTTCCCAGAAAACAATTTATTGAAGTGGCTAACCATATCAGAAATATCAGATGCTTTGATTTTTATAACATCCTTTAGTTCTATGCCGCAAAATAACTCAATCATTTTCTCAGCTACAAATTCCTCATCATTTGAGTTCTCAGCTACCTTTCTGAATTCTTGGTAGTGCTTTAATGGAATCTCACTTAGTGATGTTGGTATAAGCAATTCTAACTTCATATTTTTATAACTTTTATTTATCCTTATTGTTATACATAACTGCAATGCTATAGGCTTCGTTTAAGAGCATTACATCTCTTCTCATTCTCATTGGATTGTCAAATACTATTCTTACCCTTACACGCTTTCTATCGTATATGTAGTCCTGTACTACGGCTATCATTTCCTCAACGGATGGCGTATGTCCCATAGCTATTGTTTAATCCTAAAGTTTCCATTTCGTGATACCGTAGCGCATCTATAATGTGGTCGTTGCCACCTGCAGGTTTATTTAATCTCACTCCTGTTTTATCCGTGTCCCAGCAGTAGCTTCTAAGTTCTTTGATTAGATTAGTGCTATCAGACGTTACTAAATACTCCTGACGTTGCATTACATCTATTCCGTAATTAATCGAGTCCTTACCCTTCGTAACACCCTTAATCGTTATTCCTTGTCTGCGTATTTCTTCTATACTTTTAGGTTCAGCACTATCAGCATATACTACTACGTTTTTTTGTAGTTCTTTAGCTATGTCAGAATTAAGCATACCTGTTCGATATACCTTTTCTCTTACTATTCTTTGTCCGTTGTATTGATATATTTCGACTATCGCAGTAGGGTCAACTGAATAACCAAAGTCTAAGCCTATGCCAATTAATCGTGCCTCAATCGGAATAGTGTCGATTATCTTCCAATTATTAAACACTACTCCCTCTAAGCTACCTACTAAACCAAGTCCGTAAACGTTCCACCAATTCCTCCAATACTCAGAAGTCTTAGCTTTCTCCTTGTTCTTTTCTATTTGGTCTATTATGGATTGGTCTAAGGCTTCGTTATCCTTGTACGTTAGAATTATGAAGTCGCTATCTTGTTCGTCTTTTAGTTCCGTGTGTACCCAAAACTCATTTGCAGGGTTAAAGTCTAAAAATACCTCTCTCTTCGTTCTAATCGATAACTCATTGTACGCTTCAAAAGTGACATTGTTACACTCGTTAATATATAATATATCCCTACGAGCGCCCCGTAGCTTAGAACTATCATCAGCCGAAAAGAATTCCATAACGCTCCCATTCGCAAATTCATATCTTAAAAGTGATTTATTAAAGTTTGCATCTACATATCTATTAGTCCACCGCATTATTTTTAAGAAGTCTTTTAATGCACCTCTTCTTAAATGTGGTATTGTTTCAGCTACTACGCTTATCTCAGTAGAATTCTTTAATGCTTTGTCTATTAATACTGCTAAAATAGAATACGTTTTCGAAGCAGAAGTTCCACCTTGAATTATTTTAGTTCGTCTTTTTAAAGATAAAACCTTATTCGTTGCTGTTGTCCTCTGAAACATCTGGGAATAAAGGTATTTCAATATTATGCTGCTCTATCTGCTGAACAGGTGCGCCATATCCTGAATCCATTAATGCCTTATACGCTGCTACATCTCCTTCACGTGCCTTTTTAATCAATGCTAACGTCATTAAATCTTCCTGTGACATCGTTTCATTCTCGCCTGTTAAAGGATTCTTTAGCGACTGATTAACTTCTAACCATTGCCGTGCTATTGTGCTTCTATTACGGCTCCCTTTAGGTCTTCCGTTAGGGTTTCCGCTTTCGCCTTGTTCAAATGGTTTTAATGTTCCTCCGTTTCTTCCTTCCATAACTCTGTTTTTACATTGTAATTCCATTGCGTTTAATCACTAAACTTGGGTCTAGCTTTTTCATTCGGTCAATTATTACTTGGCAATATTTCGGGTCTAATTCCATTCCGTAACATTTGCGTTTAAGTTGGTGTGAAGCTACCATTGTTGAACCTGAACCCAAGAATAAATCCAATACTCCCATACCTTCTTTGCTTGAATTGTTTAACGCATTTTCAATTAATGGAATTGGCTTCATAGTTGGGTGTAAATCATTTTTTAATGTTCTTTGAAACTGCCAAATATCTTCTTGTTTATATCGTTCGCCATAAAAGTTACCTCCTTTTTGTCCATAAATTATTGGTTCATACCTGCTTTTATAATCCATATTTGAAAGTGCTGCTTGATTTTTCATCCATATAATGATATTTTTCCATTTATGGCCTGAATCAATTAAACTATTTAATAATAAATGTAATTCCGAATAAGCAAAACATATATACCAAGCCCCTTTATTAAATAAAAATAAATTGCTTAAAACTTCAGCCATAAAATTTTTGAAATCATCTTCACTTAATGAATCGTTTTCTATTTCATCGTGTTTAGTATTTGCGCATTTATGTCCG